ATATAGAAAAACACTGACAATATCGTTTTGGAAGCAATAACCTTAACATAACCTTAACACTAGGAGATTTTATGAGAAAAATAACATGGAATATGCTTCGAATGGAATTTAAGAAGAATTTCCCTGAAGTATACAAAACTTGTAGTAGATTTGCTAAATATGATTATATGAAAATAGTAGGTCATCAAGCCGATGGTTTTTATGTAGTATATGACGGATTGAATCACAAGCTTATTAGAAGTGGTGATGGAGATAGTAGGTTAGACGAGATGAATGATAAAGAACGAGATATGGTCGGTAATGATATTTTCTATACTCGTAGTGGGAGGCCTAAGAAACAAAATAGAAATTTAGAAGTATGCCAACTTAGGTCTCAAGGATATTCCTTACGAAAGATAGCAGAAGCGCTCGGAGTATCTCATGTACGAATCCATCAAATTCTTAAAGAGTACGAGAGTATATTAAAAACTCAAAACTATGATTAGTTATATTTTTACTGTACGCGAAATATACATTCCCTTTTATAGAGAGAGATACAATATGTCCTTTTATTAAACAAAGGATTTAGAATTGCATCTCTTTTTTATTTTTATAGAAAGGGGCTCATCATGAAAGAAAACAAATTTCAATCAGACTTAATAAAAGAGATAAAGAAAAAGTTTGATGGTTGTATAGTTATGAAAAATGATTCTGGACATATTCAAGGTATACCAGACATTACAGTTCTATATAAAGATAGATGGGCTGCTTTAGAGTGTAAGAAAAACAAGGGGGCTAGTAAAAGACCGAACCAAACATACTATATCGATAAGATGAATGAGATGTCTTTTGCAAGATTTATATTTCCTGAAAACAAAGAGGAGGTTCTAAATGAATTGGAACAGGCACTATCAGCAGGAAGGTAAGCATGCCCTACTTGGGGCGTCTAAATACTACTGGTTGAATTACGATGAAGAAAAGATTGCGAACTTTTATAAGTCGTCGCTCGCTGTTCAGAAGGGCACAGAGTTACACGAGTTCGCAGCGAAATGTATCAAGCTTAATCAGAAATTACCAAAGTCTAAAAAGACTCTTAATGCTTATGTTAATGACGCTATAGGCTATAGAATGACACCCGAACAGGTTTTATATTATTCTGACAATTGTTTCGGAACAGCAGATTCTATATCTTTCAGAGATAATTTATTGAGAATACATGATTTGAAGACCGGGTCTAGTCCAACACATATGGAGCAGCTGATGATTTATGCTGCTCTTTTTTGTTTGGAGTATGAAGTTAATCCTAACTCAATAAATATCGAATTACGAATTTATCAGAATGATGAAGTAAATATATTCGAGCCGGAAGCAAATGATATTATGGAAATTACAAAAAAGATAATATCATTCGACAAGGTTATAAATAAACTAAAATATTCGGAGGATATGTGATTATGGGTAGGTTATATGTTGATAAACCAAGCATTGATGAACTGATGCATTTTGGAACTCCGAAACATTCTGGAAGATATCCTTGGGGTTCTGGTAAAGACCCATATCAACATTCCAAAGATTTTTTAACAAGAGTGGAAAGTTTAAAGAATTCAGGTATGTCGGAAACTCAGATAGCTAAGGAAATTGGTCTTTCAACTACCGAACTTAGAGTTCAGAAATCATTAGCTTTGGAAGAAAGAAGATCTGCAGATGTTGCGACAGCTAAACGACTTAGAGAATCTGGAATGTCTTTACAAGCCGTTGCCGAACAGATGGGTTTTAAGAATGACTCATCTGTTAGGGCTTTACTAAATGAAGATACAAAAGCTAGGATGGATGAAACAAAAAATACATATAGCTTTCTTAAAGAACAAATTGATAAGAAAGGTATGATAGACGTTGGTGTTGGTGTAGAAAGGGAGCTTGGGATATCTAAAGAAAAGCTCAATCAAGCATTATATATGTTGGAAAGAGATGGATATCCTACATACAACGGAAGACTTGCACAGGTAACTATGCCGGGTCAGTTTACAACAATGCGAGTTGTAGGACCTCCGGGAACAGAGCATAAGGATATTTATGATGCTAGTAAAATAAGTTCGCTGAAAGAGTATGCTAGTACCGATGATGGTCAAACTTTTAATACTTTTAGATACCCTGAATCTATGGATTCTAAGAGGCTTAAAGTTCGATACGCTGAAGAAGGTGGAATCGATAAAGATGGGGTTATAGAACTTCGTCGTGGTGTTAAAGATATATCATTAGGTGAGTCAAATTATGCACAAGTTAGAATGCTTGTTGATGGGACACATTATCTAAAAGGAATGGCAGTTTATTCGGATGATATGCCAAAAGGTGTTGATGTTATCTTTAATACGAACAAGTCACAAGGAACTCCAGTACTTGGACCAAAAGATAACACAGTTTTAAAACCAATAAAGAATGATGATAATCCATTTGGGGCATTGATTAAGGCAAATGGCCAGAGTGATTACATTGATTCTGATGGCAAAAAGAAGATGTCTTTAATAAATAAGACAAAGGAACAGGGCGATTGGAATGAGTGGTCGGATAAGCTGCCATCACAGTTTTTAGCAAAACAGAATCAGGATTTAATAAAAAGACAACTTGATTTGACTAAGAAGGATAGGTATGCGGAGTTTGACGAGATTAAGAGTCTCACAAATCCAACTCTTAAAAAGCATTATCTTAGCTCTTTTGCTGAGGATTGCGACGCAGCAGCCGTTCATCTGAAAGCGGCGGCTCTACCAAGACAAAAGTACAAGGTAATCCTGCCTGTTAACTCTCTAAAAGATAATGAGGTCTATGCACCTGACTATAGAAACGGAGAGAAGCTCGCTCTTATAAGATACCCACATGGTGGGACTTTCGAAATACCTATTCTTACAGTTAATAATAAGAATAAAGAAGGCGATGCTATGATTGGTAAAATGGGTAAAGATGCTATAGGCATCACAAAGAAAGTCGCAGACCGACTATCTGGTGCCGACTTTGATGGTGACACTGCTATGTGTATACCAACCAATTCCAAAATCAAGATTAGTAGTACACCACCACTTAAAGAATTAGAAGGTTTCGATACAAAACTTGCGTATCCTTATAGAGAAGGTATGAAAGTTATGAAAGATACACAGAAGCAAATGGGTGTAATTTCAAACTTGATAAACGATATGACTTTGAAAGGAGCAAAACAAGAGGAATTGGCTAGAGCCGTCAAACATTCTATGGTTGTAATAGATGCTGAAAAGCATAAGTTGGACTATAAAAGGTCTGAAGCGGATAACAACATCGCTCAGCTGAAAGCAAAGTATCAAGGGCATATAGATGAAGAAACCGGAAGGTATAGAGAGGGTGCGTCAACACTATTATCGAGAGCAAAGTCTGAAGTGAGGGTACCTAAAAGAGTTGGTTCACCAATTATAGATAAGGAAACAGGAGAAGTATCTTATAAGTCCATCGTTGAGACTTATAAAAACCCTAAGACAGGTAAAGAAGAAATTCGTACAACAAAATCTACGAAGATGGCGGAAACAAAAGATGCTAATTCACTGTCTTCTGGTACTTGGCAAGAGAAGATGTACGCCGATTATGCTAATTCTATGAAAAGTCTTGCTAATCAGGCAAGAAAAGAAATGGTCAACACAAAAAGTTTGAAGTACTCTCCAGAGGCTAAGAAAGAATACTCTGAAGAATACAATTCACTAATGGCAAAGTTGAATGTAGCATTAAAGAATGCGCCAAAAGAGCGAATGGCTCAGACAATAGCCAATGCTGGTATAAAGAATTATGTAAATGCATATAAAGAGGAATACGGAGCTGGCACAAAAGTACCAAAGAAAGACTTGAAGAAGAAGTCACAGCAATTGCTACAAGATGCAAGAGCACAAGTCGGAGCGTCTAAGACTAAGATACAGATAACGGACAAGGAATGGGATGCCATACAAGCTGGAGCAGTAACAGAGAATGTGTTGCATAAGATACTTAACAATACGGATGCAGATAACTTAAGAGAGCGAGCAATGCCTAGAGAAAACAAAGGATTGAGCGAGGCAAAAGTGAACAAGATACAAGCTATGCAGAATAGTGGTTACACAATAAGAGAAATAGCAGATAGCATTGGATCAAGTACAGGAACAGTATCCAAGTATTTGAAATAGAAAGGACCATAATGAGAGAAGCAAGACTAACAACAATCGATAATCCTTTCGATGTCTTTGAAGAATTCAATCAATGGTTCTTGTTTGACATAGAGAAAGGTTATAACAGCTGTAGTTACCTAGATAGAATAGCAAAAACGACAGATGATATGACTGAACAGGAAGAAAATGCTGAAATAGAAAGGGCTATAGACGAAATAATCAAGTATGACTTTATGAATATCTATAAAAAAGTAATAAAAGAATAGGTATTCCTATATAGGGGAGGGGGTCGCTAAAACTACACCCCCTCTGAAATCGCGGCTCTCTTTATATTTTCTCCGCGGGTATATTTTTGGGGTTGTCTATACACTTTTAATAGATAGATAGAGCATCTAAGGAGTAAAGGTCTATATTGAATAGTATAAATCGTGAACAGTATAACCTTAACTGCGTGAAGAATCTTCGTATATAAAAAATCTCCGCCTTTATTCTTTGGGTGTTCTGTCTATCTAATAAAAATGTAATGTAAACTACTCGAAAAGTTAAGAGAAAGTATTATAAAGGAGAAACAATGGCGAAGAAAAAAGACAAGGACTTGGTAATAAAGAGATGCCCTCCAGCGATGAATCCGGAAGCTAGAGAAAATCAGATGATAGCTTTAGCAGTGGACCTTGCTGAGCAGCAACTACGAGACGGAACAGCGTCCTCGCAAGTCATTACACATTATTTAAAACTTGGTTCAACTAAGGAGAAGATAGAAAAAGAAATTCTTGAGAAGCAAAAAGAGTTAATAGCGGCAAAGACTGAAGCGTTACAATCCACAAAACGCATAGAAGAGTTATACACAGAAGCGATGGAAGCAATGAAAGATTATGGTGGAAGGAATGACGACATATTCTAGATGTTATAGTGAATTGGCATCTTTCAAAACTTTTGAAGAACGATTTGAATATCTTAAGTTAGACGGCATAGTTGGTATTGAGACTTTTGGGTATGACAGATACCTAAATCAATTATTGTATAGGAGCAGTGATTGGAAAAAAATTAGAAATGAAATAATAGTTAGAGATAACGGTTGTGATTTAGGAATAGATGGTCATGAAATATACGTTTCGCCGTTGGTACATCACATCAATCCGATAACTATCGAAGATGTGAAGAATAGAAACCCGATTATCTTTGATTCGGAAAATTTGATCACAACAATTTTATCAACTCATAATGCAATACACTATGGGTATAAACTTCCTAATAACAATGTGCAAAATAGATTACCTAACGACACTTGCCCTTGGAAACAATGAGGAGGATTATGGAAGAAAGTATACTTACATCAATCAAGAAACTCTTAGGTATAACGGAAGATTACGAAATTTTCGACCAAGATTTAATTATCCATATAAACTCTATATTTACGATTCTTAATCAAATGGGCATTGGACCTAAAAACACTTTCAGGATAACCGGAAAGAATGAAACATGGTCAGAATTTATAAAGGATAAAGATATCGAGTCGGTTAAATCATTTGTATATTTAAGAGTGAGACTGTTGTTTGACCCTCCGGCAAGTTCATCGGCAATAGAGTCGATAAATAAAATGATAAGCGAACTTGAATGGAGATTGTATGTAGTAGATAACTATTAGAAAGGAGTAGGAATAATGAGTGAACTATATCACCATGGAGTTCTTGGAATGAGATGGGGTGTTAGAAGGAATAACAATTCAGGCTCATCAGGTGAGCCTAGCAGATTAAGAAGATTCGCAAGAAATACTAATGTAAATGATGTGTCGTCTATGATAAACAATTCTAAAACGATAAATAATGAAACGTCGAGAATTGTAAAAAATAAGGCTATAAGCAAACATAAGAAAACTGCGGAACAGATGACAAATAAGGAACTGCAGGACGCTATAACTAGAATGAATCTTGAAAAGCAGTTCAGTACATTAAGTGCCGAAAGGACAACTGCCGGTAAAATTTCTGCAATGAATGTTCTGGATACTGTTGGAACTGTTCTAACTATAGCCGGTGCAGCAGCTGGATTATACGGAACAGTAAAAAGCGTTGCTGGAAGATAATAATGAGTAACTTATACTTAAAGCACCATGGTGTTCTTGGAATGAAATGGGGAGTTAGGAAAGACAGAAATAAAGCTGGAGTCAAAAGACCTAAAGGAAAGGCTGAAGTTGATAAAGCCCTATCTAAAATTGGAAAGACAAAACTTCAAAATGCCAACCTCAATGGCGTAAGTGAGTTGACAATGAAGTTGCCAAGACTTAAGGGTAACGTTAAACAGATTGATAATCTCAAAGCTGTCAATCCGGGAGGATACACCGATAACTGCAAAGAATGCTCTCTATGCTATTGTTTTAGATCTAAAGGATATGATGTTAAAACTGGTCCGAAAACAATGAATAGTAACTTGAGCGATTTTATCGAAACTAATTTTAATACAACCAGAGTTAAAACTTTTACTCCAGATAGCGAACCGTCCAAGAACTTAGAAAGAGCGACTAAGAATATATTAAAAAGGTATGATGAAGGAGATGTCGGAGTAATTGGTGTTGGCTGGAATAGAAATTTCACAATAGAGAATGTTGAAGCAGGGCATGCATTTAATTGGAAAATTAAAGACGGAAATGTGCAGTTTGTAGACGCTCAATCAAAAGAACCGTTGTTAGATGCGTCGAGATATTTTAAGTATATCGATACATCAAAAGAAGTTGAATTTGCAAAAATAGATGTAGAAGATGCCAAACCAGAGGTGTATAATAAAATCATATTTAATAATGATTGATGGAGGGTAATAATATGGTTACAGCTAGGCAAGCCTATGAAATAATGAATAAACATATAAGAAAAAATCCAGATGATAAAATTATAAAATGTGCATATACTAAAGATGCATATGTGTTTGGGGTAAAAGAGCGCCCAGACTGTGGAGAAATGGCGGTAGATAAGAATACTGGCGAAGTTTATGTAATGAACATTATAGATTATGCAGAATGTGTTGAATCCGGAGATGTTCATTACATAGATATAAACACGCTTAATAAGTCTAATATCACATAAAAACCAGCATTCAGAGCAACTATAAAGTCGCTCTGTTTTTTATTGTTTTGGAATATATACTTCTCCGTTCTCAGTTACAATGTATTCTCTGATAGGGTTTCGTATGTTATCTAAGATTTTCTTGCTTATGTTGATTGTCTCTCTTCGTGATGTGGACTCTACAACATCATTGAACGGATTAGGGGTACGCTGCTTTGGCTTTGGTAAAGGAACAGGTAAACCTTTATTGTCTTTGTTAAAAACAGCTTCCCATCTTCCAGCCATTAAAGCTATATCTTTTAGGTTTCTTCTATGACATTCTTCAAGATATGCATTTACTTCGGATATGGTATTTTCTATATAACTTTTATCATGGTTATCAGAATAATAAATCTCAAGTACACTACTACTGAAAAATAACTCAACTGAGAGTTCAAGACTATCTTTGATGTTAATAACGTCATCCGATAACTTTTTTAATTCGTTATCGTTCTTAGTGTTTTTATGACTATAAGTATCTAAATCTGCTAAATAAAATTCGATATTTTTCATAGCGATTCGCTTAGACGCTTGTATGTTTGTAAGAGTTGCAAGTCTATGTGTTTCATTTTTAAAGATACTTTCGAAATTTGTATACGCATAGCGAATAAATTGCATTTCAGCAATAATTTCTGCTTTTTTGTCACCGTATAAAAACTCCAAAATCTTATCTAGTTTTGTGCTGATGATACTCAGTTTAGTGTCAAGGTCTTTTATGACCATCTTGATAGATGCTATAGATAAAGCAGAAAACAACATCATACTAGGATGAAGTTTAACTAAAGAAAGAATATTGCTGGCGCCATCAGAGTTTATTAAATTCACAAGTAGATGTCTACTATTAGTGATGTCATTAAGCAATTCAGACATACTGTTTGGCAACGTAAAAGTATACGCTTTATCTAGTATTATATCTGGTAATTGTCGTATAAACGGTTCTACAATCTTGATTATTTCGTTTCTGCCAATGTCTAGTTTTTCATATTTGGTTTTATCAATGGACATATCCATAGGCTTTATATCAATAGAGTTATTCATATTTTGTCTCCTTTTAGGTAAGTATACCATACAAAATAAATAAAATAAATGGAGGTTTTATGTCATTATCTAATACAGCAACACCTAAATACTATGGTGAATTTAGAAATGCAGTAATGAGAGGGGATATACCGGTATGTAAAGAGATAGCAATGGAAATGAATAGGATAGACGACCTTATAAACAATCCCGGCGTTTATTACGATGACAAAGCGGTAGAAGGATTCGTTAAATATTGTGAAAATGAATTAACATTGACCGATGGTGCGGATTTAGTTTTATTAGACACGTTCAAGATATGGGCGGAACAAATATTCGGATGGTATTATTTTGTAGAAAGAAGTATATACGAACCGAATAAAGATGGGCACGGTGGACGGTATGTTAATAAAAGAGTTAAACAACGTTTGATAAATAAACAATATTTGATAGTAGCAAGAGGTGCCGCAAAGTCTATGTATGGCAGTTGTATACAAAATTATTTCCTTAATGTTGATACAAGTACTACACATCAAATCACAACGGCACCAACAATGAAACAATCAGAAGAGGTGATGAGTCCTATCCGTACAGCTATTACAAGGGCTAGGGGACCGTTATATAAGTTTCTAACTGAAGGCTCATTGCAAAACACCACAGGTTCTAAAGCGAATCGCATGAAACTTGCATCTACAAAAAAGGGAGTTGAAAACTTTTTAACAGGTTCTTTACTTGAAATTAGACCTATGAGTATAAACAAACTTCAAGGTTTAAGGGCTAAAGTTGCTACAGTTGATGAGTGGCTATCCGGAGATATAAGAGAAGATGTTATAGGTGCAATAGAGCAAGGTGCGTCTAAAGTAGACGACTATCTAATTATTGCAATGAGCTCTGAAGGAACCGTTAGAAATGGAAGTGGTGATACAATCAAAATGGAGCTTATGGACATACTTAAAGGCGAGTATGTAAATCCTCATGTTTCTATATGGTACTACAAACTAGATAGCATTGATGAAGTTGGAAATCCAGAAATGTGGCTAAAGGCAAATCCTAACCTAGGTAAGACAGTTAAGTATGAAACTTATCAGCTTGATGTCGAGAGAGCAGAAAAAGCGCCAGCTTCAAGGAACGATATTCTTGCTAAGAGGTTTGGAATACCTATGGAGGGATATACATATTTCTTCACATATGAGGAGACCATCCCACATAAGAAAAGAGATTTTTGGAAAATGCCGTGTGCTATGGGAGGGGATTTATCTCAAGGAGATGATTTCTGTTCTTTTACATTTTTATTTCCTTTAAGTAACGGATGTTTTGGAGTAAAAACAAGGAATTATATATCATCTCTCACTTTAATGAAACTTCCCGGAGCTATGCGACTAAAATACGACCAATTTATGGATGAGGGCAGTTTAATAGTTTTGGATGGTACAGTTCTTGATATGATGCAAGTATATGAGGACTTAGACGACCATATAATTAAGCTGGGCTATGATGTAAGAGCATTCGGATTCGACCCATATAATGCAAAGGAGTTTGTTGAAAGATGGGAACGAGAGAATGGTCCTTTTGGAATTGAAAAAGTCATTCAGGGTGCTAAGACTGAATCTGTTCCTTTAGGAGAACTTAAGAAGTTGTCAGAGGAGAGAATGCTGCTATTTGACGAGGAGTTGATGTGTTTCGCAATGGGTAATTGCATTACACTCGAAGATACAAATGGAAATAGGAAATTGATGAAGAAAAGACACGAGCAAAAGATAGATGCTGTTGCTGCTATGATGGACGCATATATAGCATACAAAGCGAATAAGGAGGCATTTGAATAAAATTTATGGAAAATCAATCATTAGTCCATCATGGAGTAAAAGGACAACGTTGGGGCGTTAGACGATATCAAAGACCCGACGGAAGTTTGACACGTGAAGGTAAAAGACGAGCTTCTAGTATATACCAGAATTATTATACAAAAGGGTCTGACGAGCTTAAAAAAGCGCAGGTTGAAATAAATAGAAAAGCCACAAAAGATAGTCTTAAAGCCTATAATGATACTATGGACAGATTTAATAAAAAATTTGGAAATGAGTTATCAGAGAAAATGTTTATCAAAGCGGCGAATGCTGTCGGTGAGGCAGAGGATTTACAACTATCAGCCAGCAAAGTAAAGTATACCGCCGATTTCGTTAAAAATAATGAAAATTTTCAACAGGCTTTGAAAATAGCAAAAACCTATAAAATGGATAAGTGGGACAAACTTGCAAGTAGTACACAAAAGCAATTAGAAAATTATTCTAATACTAATGTAAACGTTGATGTCGTATCCGAGGTTATGAAGAAATACAGCTAAAATATTCAAAATGGCGTACTAAGTAATCAGAGAGGAGGCAAACTAATGTGAATAACATATTAATCCATCATGGAGTAAAGGGTCAGCGCTGGGGTGTTAGAAGGTATCAATACACTGATGGAAGCTTAACACCTATGGGTAGAAGGCGTATGAATCCAACGGATAACGATAATAGAAAAGTTTACAAAGTAAACAGATTAACAAAATCTTTACCGTATCTAATTAACGGACAACAGAGAACGGATTTGGTTCTTAAAAAGAATACAGAATTTTCAAGAATACAAATAAAACCAGAGTTTGAACAATTTGCGTTTTATGCAACTCATATTAAGGACGACAAAGATAAATACCTTGGACTATTTGGAGATAACCTAATCAGAAGGTCCAAGTATACTTCCGATGGAACTTCTGGAAATGGTGAAAATGTAAAAGTATATCAAGTAAAGATACAAGCCACTAAAAAACTAAAGATGCCTAGTGACGAGAATGCTAGTGATATCACAAATAATCTTTTACACGACAAGGAATTTAAAAATGATTTGCGAACTGCGATACAGCAATCGAAAACGCAAATGAGAAGACCGGCGCAACAAGAATTGCTTAAAAGCTCTTTAAAGATATTGAACAAGGATACAGACCTTAAAGAAACGGAGAAATTAACGGTTTATAAGGCTCTTAACTTATCTTTAACATATCATGACCCGACAAGCCTAAGGGTTCAAGATAAATTCTATGGTGCTATGAAACAAAAGGGATACAGCGCAATACTTGATTATAACGATAAGGTTTATTCAAGTTATAAAGCGAAACAACCGGTAATAGTGTTTGATGTATCATCAGTTAGAGCGTCAGCAGTCTTAGAACCGTCTCCGAAAACAATCTCTAAGTTATATACTAAATATAATCGTGAGAGATTACAGAGAGAAATACCATCTACGACAGCATCGGTTGTTACATCAAAATTAAATACGACGATGAATAATGCTGTTGCGTTTCTAGATGGTGTTACAGAGAGGTATTTGAATAATTAAGTTTTAAGGAGAATAATTCAAAATGGAGATATCAATAGGTTCCAGACTAAAACAAGCTTGGAATGCGTTTTTAAACAGAGACCCAACAAATGGGTGGAACTTCGGCAGAGGGGATACTTACAGACCTGATAGACCAAGATTATCTAGGGGTAATGAAAAATCTATAATAACTTCAGTGTATAATCGCATTGCTGTTGATGCATCTAACATTGATATAAATCATGTTAGATTGGACGACAATGGTAGATACATTTCGACAATGGATTCCAGTCTAAACGAATGTTTGACTTTATCTGCAAATGTCGACCAAACCGGAAGAGCGCTTATACAAGATGCAGTTATGAGTATGATGGATGATGGTTGTGTAGCAATAGTACCTGTAGATACTACGGTTAATCCGTGGTCATCTGGTTCTTTTGACATAAATTCTTTAAGAACCGGTCAGATACTAGAGTGGCATCCTACAACTATCAAGGTCAGGGTTTACAACGAAAAAACCGGAAATAAAGAGGACATTTTCGTCCCTAAGGCTACAACAGCTATAATTGAGAATCCATTCTATTCGATAATGAATGAACCAAATTCTACTCTTCAAAGGTTAATCAGAAAACTTAATCTTTTAGATAGTATAGATGAACAGAGTGGGTCTGGTAAGATGGATTTGATTATCCAGTTACCATATATAATAAAAACAGATGCGAGAAAAGCTCAGGCAGAGGCTAGAAGAAAAGATATAGAAGAGCAACTTATGAGTTCTAAGTACGGTATAGCATATACAGATGGTACAGAGAGAATCACCCAGTTGAATCGTCCTGTTGAAAACAACCTTATGAAGCAGATTGAATACTTAACGAGTATGCTATATAGCCAGTTAGGTATCACTCAGACGATTATGGATGGTACAGCAGACGAAAAGACAATGCTCAACTATAACAATAGAACTATCGAGCCTATAATGGCCGCTATCGCTGAAGAGATGAAACGAAAGTTCCTTACCAAGACTGCCAGAACACAGAAGCAGTCTATTTTATTGTTTAAAGACCCATTCAGACTTGTATCAGTTAGTGAAATTTCTGAAATGGCAGACAAGTTTACTAGAAATGAGATACTGTCCTCAAATGAAATAAGACAAATAATAGGTATGAAACCTAGTGCAGACCCTAAGGCCGATGAGCTGAATAATGCAAATATTAACAAAGGTGTAAGAGAGCCGGTGTCAATGCCGGAAAGTCAAAATGAAGAAGTTTATTAATAAGGAGGTAATTCACAATGGATTATGATTTTTGTGGCTGGGCTACGAGAAATAATATCCAATGCTCTGATGGTCGAATAATACGAAAAGACGCATTCAAGAGCAATGACGGACAGAAAGTACCGCTTGTCTGGAATCACCAACATAATGACCCTACAAATATTTTAGGTCATGCAATGTTGGAAAATAGAGAAGAGGGTGTATACGCATATTGTACATTTAACAATACAGATGCAGCAAAAGATGCAAAATCATTAGTTGAACATGGCGATATTTCTTCGTTGAGTATATACGCTAACAAACTAAAACAAAACGGACCGAATGTTATGCATGGACAGATAAGGGAAGTAAGTTTGGTATTAGCAGGAGCAAATCCGGAGGCATTTATAGAGAACGTTATATCTCACGGAGAGGATTCGGATGATGAAGCTATCATGTACTTCGGAGAAGACATAGAGTTAGAACACTCTGATGATACAAAGGAAGAAGTTGAATTAAAAAAGGAGAATAAAAAAATGGCAGAAAAGAGTACTCCTGAAAAGGATGACAGGACTATAGGTGATGTATTTGATACATTAACAGAGGACCAAAAAACAGCTGTATATGCGATAATTGGTCAGATATTAGAAGATAACGGTATTGGTAAAGATTCTGAGGAGGATGATAAAAAAATGAAGCACAATGTATTCGAAGGCGATAACTATGACACAAATGATACACTTAGCCATAGCGATATGCAGGCTATAATTTCTGACGCAAAGAGATACGGAAGCATGAAGGATGCAGTACTTGCACACGGCATAGAGCATATTGATTACTTATTCCCGGAAGCAGCAAATGTTGAAAATATGCCAAGCTTTATCCAGAGGGATATGACATGGGTTGGAGAGGTTATGAATGCAGTTCATCATACACCTTTCAGCAGAATCAAGTCAACTTTCGCAAACATCACAGAGGATGATGCAAGAGCAAAGGGTTATATAAAGGGCAAAAAGAAGAAGGACGAAGTATTCTCACTTCTTAAGAGAACCACCAGCCCGACAACAATATATAAGAAGCAGAAGCTTGATAGAGATGACGTAGTTGATATTACAGATTTCGATGTTGTTGCATGGCTTAAATCAGAGATGAGAATGATGCTGGATGAGGAAATTGCCAGAGCTATCCTTGTTGGTGACGGAAGACTATCATCATCAGACGATAAGATTAATGAGCAGAATATCAGACCTATCTATACAGATGACAGCTTGTATACAATCAGAGAACAGATTAAATTTTCAGCAACGGCAACAGCAGATGAGAAGGCAAAGAGCTTCATTCGTCAGTCTATAAAGGCCAGAAAAGAGTATAAGGGCTCAGGTTCTCCGATATTATATACAACCGAAGACGTCCTCACAGACTGCCTTCTCCTTGAAGATACTACCGGCAGAATCATTTATGATACCGTTGAAAAGTTGGCTACAGCTCTTAGAGTAAAGAAGATTGTTACAGTTCCGGTTATGGAAGGATATAAGAAGACCGGAGAAGACAGTAAAGAATACTCACTTATGGGTATTATTGTGAATTTGGCAGACTACAACGTTGGTGCAGATAAGGGAGGAGCTGTAAACATGTTTGATGACTTCGACATCGATTACAACGCTCAGAAGTATCTCATCGAGACAAGATGTTCGGGCGCTCTGATTAAGCCTTATTCAGCTATAGTTATTGAGGCTACAACAGAATAAGATATGAAATATTATGGTCAAATAGGTTTTGCGGATACGGTAGAAACAGTTCCGGGCATTTGGTCAAACCAGATATTTGAGAGGAATTATTATGGCGACTTGGTTAGGAATACAAGACGCCTTTCCTCTTCAGATAAAGTAAATGACGATATCAATATTTCAAATGAGTTTTCAATTTTAGCAGACCCTTATGCTAGTGAAAACTTTTCAAAAATGAAATACTTAACTTACATGAATGCTAAATGGAAAATAACTGATGTAAGAGTTGAATTTCCGAGACTGATTCTAACTGTCGGAGGTTTATACAATGAACAGTAGACTAGAGTTGCATGAGGTTTTATGCTCGGCGCTTGGAAATAGAAATGCATACTTTCAGCCTCCAGAGAGCATCAAAATGAAGTATCCTGCTATAGTATACTCAAGGGATGATATAGTAAATTCACAGGCAAATAATGAAGTTTATAGGCAAGCTAAAAAATATCAATTGATAGTTATTGACCAAAATCCGGATAGCGAAATAGTTAAGAAAATTTCGAAGTTGTCTAGAATTAGGTATGATAGACACTATATAAGTGATGGATTAAATCACGATGTATTCACAATTTTTTATTAAGAAAGGAATAATTTATGGCAGTATTAACTTGGGATCAAGAGGGTAAAAGACTATACGAGACAGGTGTTGAAAAGTGTGCTCTATATCCTAGAGATACAAACGGCACATATCCTGCAGGTGTTGCGTGGAACGGCATTACAACAGTAACCGAGTCTCCATCAGGTGCAGAAGCCACCCCTATATATGCAGACAATAACAAATATCTAAACTTATTTTCAACTGAAGAGCTCGGATTGACAATAGAGGCATACACATACCCGGATGAGTTCACAGAATGTGATGGTTCAGCATCTATCGTAGATGGAGTATATGCAGGTCAGCAGAGAAGAAAATCTTTTGGTTTAGCTTATAAGACACTTCTCGGTAATGATGTTGATGGAACAGATCATGGATATAGACTGCATTTAGTTTACGGATGTACCGCATCTCCATCAGAGAAGGGATACAGCACCGTAAATGATTCACCTGAAGCAATTAGTTTTAGCTGGAGTGTTACAACAACGCCGGTAGAAGTAGCAGGTTTAAGACCTACAGCTCTTTTAACAATTGACTCAACAAAGGTTGCACAGGCAAAGCTAAAGGCTCTGGAGGACGTGTTATACGGCACAGATTCCGGCACACCGAGACTCCCTCTTCCTAATGAGGTTAAGACAATATTACAATAATTAGCAGCTTTTAGGGCATGGTTTAATAGCTATGCCCTTTTTATTTATTTAAAGGAGATTTTTATGTTAAAGAAAACAATTACATACACAGATTATAATGGCACAGAAAGAACCGAAGATTTTTATTTCAATCTCACAAAGGCGGAGATTTTAGATATGGAAATGTCTGAAGCTGGCGGACTTACTGCAAAGCTTAATAAGATTATAGAGTCAAAAGATAATCGTGAATTGATGAAGCATTTCAAATACATTATACATAGAGCATATGGCGAGAAGAGTGATGACGGCAGAAGATTCGTAAAAAGTGATGAAATAAGTACCGGATTCGAGCAGACAGAAGCATACGAAGAGCTGTTCATGGAACTATTTAGCGATGCCACAAAGGCAGCAGAGTTTGTTAACGGTATAATTCCACAGGGCATACAGACTACCAGCATAATTGATAAGTCTAATGCATAAGTATGTTACACATAACAGTTCCTGCCAGAGAACTATTCGATGAAATAAAGCAGGAGTTCATAACGACAAAAGAATACGGGTTGACTCTCGAACACTCGTTGGTAAGTTTGTCAAAATGGGAAGCGAAATACTGTAAACCATTCTTATCAAAGGAAGAAAAGACATTTGATGAGTCAATTGATTATATAAAGTGTATGTGTATGTCACAAAATATTGATGATAGTGTGTTTAAGTTATTAACTACTGACAATATTAGCGAAATAAATACATATATAGAAGCTCCGATGACAGCTACTTGGTATAAACGTGAAGTCACTAATCAAGGAAGAGTTGTAACGTCGGAGTTGATTTATTATTGGATGATTGCTCTAAACATACCATTTGAATGTCAAAAATGGCACTTAAATAGGTTATTAACATTGATAAACGTATGTAATTTAGAGAACCAACCAAAGAAGAAAATGAGTAAAAAAGAAGTATATTCTAGAAACGCAGCGATAAATGCAGCTAGAAAAGCAAAAATGAATTCTAAAGGATAAACAATGAAAACTGAAGAAGGGAAAAGATTATTACGAGGAGATTATACTCAGTATACTCCATCCGGCAAAGCATTATTTGTAAAAGCCGGAAAGTACTTTAAGAAACCAAAGAAAGGAGACATAGTATATTTCTACTCAAAAACTAAAGGTAGAGTTGCTCATGTCGGTTTGGTAATTGAAGTTGTGCAATTTAGCCTAGACCAATTTAGTATAACGACTATCGAGGGAAATACAAGTATGGATAGGCAGTTTAATCGTAATGGAGGAGCCGTTGCTAAAAAAACATACTTGGTTAATATAGCAGAAGTTGGAAATGGTAATCGAATAGATGGATTCGGTAGTCCTGCCTATGGACCTGATACAACGACTTCTGATGAGATGATTTCAGTAGCAAAAGATGAGTTAGGTTATATAGAGAAGAATAGTTTAGCTTCTCTTGATGATAAATTGGCTAATATAGGTGAAGCCAATTATACAAAGTATGGTAAATGGTATGGATGCACACCGGCATATTGGTGTCAACAGTTTATTTCTTGGATAGCAAACAAAGCTTGTGAAATACACAAAGCAAATTATAAAGTTGACTGGGAAAAGTTGAAGGACGGTTGGAAATTCAAAATAGGCAATAACTATGTGAAGAACCAATGGAAATATATTGATGGACGCTGGTACGCTTTTGATGGTGCCGGCTATGCTATATCAGGTTGGTTTATAAGCAACGATTGTTGGTATTATTTGAACCCATTAGACTATGCGATGTTATCCGGTCAGTGGATTAAGGACAAAGGACATGATTATTATCTTGATAAGACCGGAGCAGTAGTAACAAATGCGTATATTAAAGGTGACAACATATACAACTTTGTAAATGATAAAGGTGAATGGGATAAATCAAAGGATACTGATAATCCTGATAGAAAGAATTGGGAAATAATAGAATAAATGATAAGTTTTAAACATAAGGGAGATTTTAGCAATACTGTTAAGTATTTTAATAAGACCAAAAATATTATTAAACACATCGACTTTGATAAATATGGCGAAGCTGGTGTAGAAGCTCTAAAATCGGTAACCCCTTATGATACGGGACTTACCGCGAGCAGTTGGTATTACAAAATCTCTAGGATTAGTAAAAGTGTAAAAATAGGATTCTATAATTCAAATATACATAACGGAGTGCCTATAGCTATTATTCTGCAGTATGGTCATGCCTCTAAAAGCGGAGGTTTTATAGCCGGTAAAGATTATATAAATCCGGCTATAAAAGGCATTTTTGATGACCTACTAAATAATGCGTGGAAGGAGGTGATTGAATAATGTCATCTACAATAGACCAAAGAGTTGTAGAGATGCAATTTAGAAATGAGGATTTCGAAAGAAACATAAATACCTCTCTAAATTCTATAGACAGATTAAAGCATGGACTTGACATGAGCGGGGCGTCCAGAGGGTTTGAGGTTTTTGGTTCATCCGTAGAGGGTATTAAAGTCAAATTTTCTGCCCTACAAACCATAGCAATGACTGCTTTATCGAACATAACCAATTCAGTGATCAACACTGGTAAACAACTTGTTTCATCGCTAGCAATACAGCCAATAACAGATGGCTTCAGAGAGTACGAACTCAAAATGGGCAGTGTTCAGACAATTATGGCGAGCACCGGCGCAAGCTTACAAGATGTAAATAAATATCTCGCCGAGCTTAACACTTATTCAGACAAGACTATATATTCTTTTAAAGATATGACTAGCAATATTGGAAAGTTTACAAATGCCGGTGTAGACCTTGATACGGCTGTAATGGCTATAAAAGGTGTTAGTAATGAAGCAGCCGTGTCTGGTGCCAACGCAGAGGAAGCGTCAAGAGCTATGTATAACTTCTCACAGGCACTATCAGCTGGATATGTAAAGTTGATAGACTGGAAGTCAATAGAAAATGCAAACATGGCTACTGTTGAGTTTAAAAATAAACTACTTGAGACAGCAGTAGCAGTCGGCACGGTTGAGAAGACTTCGAATGGTATGTACAAAGTTCTTGCTACCAATTCCAAAGGCAAAACTATGGGTGACGCCATCAGTGCCACTAAGAATTTCAATGATTCGTTAAGTTATCAATGGATGACAACAAAAGTGCTAACTCAAACTTTGAGGGACTATGCTGATGAGAATACCGAGATTGGTAAGAAGGCAATGGAAGCGGCCACCAAAATTAAAACCTTTACAATGCTTATGGACACATTGAAAGAGGCAGTTGGTTCTGGTTGGGCACAAACATTTGAAATTATATTTGGTGATTTCAATGAAGCTTCTGAATTATGGACAAAACTTGGCGATGCCATTGGCGGTTTTATATCGAAGACCTCTGATGCCAGAAACGGGATGTTGCAAACTTGGAAAAATCTTGGTGGTAGAGATGCAATGTTACAAGGATTTAGTAACCTATTTCAATCACTAATGTCTATGCTAAAACCTGTTAAAGAAGCATTTGAAAATATATTTCCGCCAAGTACTGCAACAAAACTTGGAGCTAATCTTGTTAGTATAACTCGTAATTTTCGAGAATTCGCATCACATCTTAAAATTTCGGATGAAACAGCTGATAAACTAAAAAGAACCTTTCAAGGCATATTTTCTGTATTTGATATAGTTGGTCAGGTAGTTAGCGGAGTCGCTAAAATATTTGTTACCTTATTAGGGAATATGCTAGGTTTGACTGGAGGGTTTCTCAGTGTAACTGCTAGAATCGGAGATGCAATAACGGCTTTCAGAAATTTCATCAATGAAAACAAAGTAATATCGACAGCTGTAAATACTATTATAAAACTTATCGAATTACTTGGAACAGGGCTAAAGAATCTACAAAGCATATTTTTAGATAATTTTGCATTTCCTGCCATTGACGTTATAGGTAAAGGTTTAAAAGGCGTAGTCGATAGGATTGGTGAAGTTGTTAAAGGTTCTACCAGTATGGGCGCTACATTTGGCGATGCTATATCCAAAATGCGTGATAAACTTGATAGGAGTGGAATAGAAAAAGCTCTTGAAAAGATTAGGAATGGGTTTGTCAAAATAGGTAGTGGAATAATAAACAAGGTTATACCTGCGATAGGAGAAGGGCTAGGAAAAGCATTCAATTCTCTTATGACCGGAAACTTTGACAACATATTTTCTATATTCGAGAGTTTTCTAGCAGGAGGTTTACTTGTAAAGGTGACGAAGTTTATAAACGGTTTTACTAGCATAGCAAGCAACGCCGCAGATTTTGTCACACGAATAACGGGTATATTAGATAGTGTAAGAGGTGCTTTGCAAGCGTATCAAAACCAGTTAAAGGCAAAGACATTAGTCAGCATTGCTACTGCCATAGGTATATTGGCAGGTGCTTTGCTAGTTATATCTAATATACCGGCAGATAAGATGGCCGTAGCTCTAGCAGGAATAACTGGTTTAATGGGTGATTTATCAGCAATGATGATGTTGTTTAACAAGTTTGGTGGTATATCAAATGTTAAATCATATTCATCTATGATACTAATGGCTACTGCGGTCACAATATTAGCCGGCGCTTTAAAGAAGATTGGAGATTTAAACCTACAACAAATGGCTATTGGTTTAACTGGAATAACAGTTCTGATGGGAGATTTGGTTGGGGCAGCTATGCTCATGAGTCTTAATCAAAATGCAATGATAAAAGGTGCTGGCGGAATGATATTATTTGCAAAAGCAATAAAGATATTAGGAGATGCCTGTATCAATATTGCTCAGCTAAGCTGGGAAGGGCTTGCAAAAGGACTTACAGGAGTAACGGTTCTTATCGGTGAAATAGCATTGTTCCTTAATTTTGGAAATACCGGTGCAAAAACTATGGCTAGTGCAACAGGAATTTTGATACTCTCACAAGCAATAAAAGAACTCGCCAAAGCAGCAAAAACATTCGGTGAGTTTAGCGTTGACGAACTTGTTAAAGGTATATCATCTATAGGAATACTTTTAGCTGAGCTAGCTATATTTACAAAACTAACAAGCGGAAGCAAGAATATGATAGCTGTCGGTGCTGGAATGGTAATATTATCACAATCACTAAAAATGCTTTCACAAGTAGTAAAAGATATGGGTTCAATGAGTTGGGAGCAGATAAGTAATGGTATTACAGCTCTAGCAGGTTCATTAGCATCAGTAACTATTGCTGTGAAATTTATGCCAAAAAATATGCCATCAATAGGTTTAGGTATGATAGCAATAGCTCAAGCTCTAAATATGATGGCCGATGCGTTAGCAAAAAATGCAAAATTATCATGGGAGCAGATAAGTAATGGACTTACCGCAATGGGAGGTGCATTAGCTATTGTTGCTATAGGTGTTAATGCTATGAAGAACGCACTTCCGGGGGTTGCAGCTATGATGGGTGCAGCAGTAGCTATAGGTTTGCTTACCCCTGCATTAGTTGTACTTAGTAAAATACCTGTGCAAGGGATTGCAGTTGCTTTAGGGGCACTAGCAGGAACATTCGTTATATTTGGATTGGCAGGATTAGCATTGGCTCCTTTGACACCGGTTATACTTGCGTTAGCAGCAGCTTTCGCGATATTCAACATTGGTGTATTAGCAATGGGCGCCGGATTGTTAGCGGCTAGTGCCGGAATGATGCAAATGTCTGTAGCTATGACAGCAATGGCGGCAGCATCTACCGTATCAACAACTGCGTTCATAGCGAGAGTCAAAATGATGACTGATGCGATAATAGGCTCGATACCATATCTAGCCGTAAAACTTGCAGAAGGTCTTGCAATGTTCGTAAAAGGATTAGCAGACAACATTGTGGTAATCGGACAAGCATTGAAAACTGTGTTTCTCGAGGCTTTGAAAATTCTGGAAGAATCAATACCTGAAATAGTTGATGGCTTACTTAAACTTATAGATGAAGTGTTAAAATCGTTAGTCGAATATGCTCCATCTATCATTGACTCTGTAATGACGTTTTTAATCGAAGTCATTAACGGAGTAGCTAAGAGAATACCTGAGTTAGTAGATGCAGCAATTACTTTGATAACCAATTTTTATACAGCAATAGCAGACGCAGTTATGAAACTTGATACTTCCGGATTAGTAAAAGCTATAGCGGGTGCAGCATTTGTAACCGCATTGATAGCGGCGCTTGCAGCTGTTTCAGCGATGATACCTCAAGCTATGCTGGCATTAGTTGGTATGGCTGCCTTTATAGCAGAATTGACTTTAGTTGTAGCTGCTATAGGAGCGTTTGCACAGCTTCCGGGATTAAGTTGGTTAGTAGGGGAAGGTGGAAAATTACTAGAGCAGCTAGGAAATTCCATTGGAAAGTTTGTCGGTGGATTCATAGGTGGAATATTTGAGGGTGTTACTGATTCTCTAGTTACAGTCGCAGATAATTTAACAAACTTTATGAATCACCTAAAACCTTTCATAGATGAATCATCGAGAATCGACGCAGCTTCTTTGGAGGGTGTCAAAATACTTGCTGAAGTTGTGGCAACATTTACTACCGCAGCGTTATTAGACGGTATAGCAAGATTTATTACAGGAGGTTCGGCTCTTTCCCAATTTGGAGAGGAATTAGCTAAATTCGGACCTGCTATGAAATCATATTCAGATAGCATAGCCGGACTTGACTCAAATTTGATAGTTGAATCCGCTACGGCTGCAGAAGCATTGTCTACAATGGCACAAAAACTCCCTAACGAAGGAGGTGTGCTTGCATATTGGGTAGGCGATAATTCATTAGCATCTTTTGCTGAAGGTCTTATACCCTTTGGCTCTGCTATGAGAGAGTATTCGTTAAATGTCAGCGGTATAGATACTAATGCAGTTGTAAATTCGGCAACAGCAGCAGAATCATTAGCGGTTATGGCTGAAAAATTACCAAATTCCGGTGGCGTATTAGGATATTGGGTTGGAGAGAATTCATTAGCAAAGTTTGCCGAGGAATTAAAACCTTTCGGTAAAAGTATTACTGAGTATGCTATAAGTGTTGCTGGACTTGATGCAGGTGTTGTACAAAATTCTGCAAATGCCGCATCAGCTATGGCTGAATTAGCAAACAAATTGCCGGCAAGTGGTGGTGTATTAACTGAATTATTTGGCGGCAAAAGCGATATGAAAGCTTTTGGAGATAATTTAGCTAGTTTTGGAAAATCTTTCGCGTCGTATTATGAAAACATTAAAGATATCAATGTCTATACTTTATCATCTGCGACAATCGAGTTTGGAAAGTTAATAGATTTGGGTAAGAAAGCTAGTGGAATGGATACAACATCATTATCCGGATTCGGTAAGGCACTACAAGACCTTGGAAAAAATAGTGTTGACGGTTTTATATCCCAGTTTACAAATGCTACTCCAAGAGTAATGGCGGCCGCTAGCGGTATGGTAGACCACGCAACTATTGCAATATCGAATAAATTTCCAGTAGTTCAATCGAATGGAGCTAGCTTGATAGATGCTCTCATAATGGGAATAAATTCGAAAATTCCGAGTGTAACATCATCAGTAACGCAGATGATGAATAATATTGTTCTCGCAATATCTAATAATATTCCACCATCAAGTAGTGCTATGAACAATTTATTGGCAACTTTGCTGAGCGATATTAGAAATAGGTTTCAGGAGTTTTATACTGCCGGTAGTGAAATGATGGCAAAAGTTATAGCTGGTATATATAACAAAAGGAGCGAAATGCTGAATCTTATGAAAGATATTATGCAAAAGTCGCTCGAAACTATAAAAGACAAGTATTTGGAATTTGAGATATCTGGTAGAACTATAATTGATAATATAAATACTGGAATGAAGTCAAAGACGGAGGAAGCAAAAACTACTATATCCAACCTGTTAAAAGATATGCTTAACAGTATAAAATCTTTATACGGAGAATTTAACTCAGCAGGTAAGTATTTGGTTGGTGAATTTACAAAAGGAGTAAAGGATAATCAAAAGGATGCGATTGATGTAGGTAGATATTTGGTAACAGGCTTTGCGAAGGGAATAAGAGATAATGCTAGGGAAGCAATAGAAGCAGCTAGAGCGATGGCTAAAGCGGCGGATAAAGCAGCGAGAGAAGCATTAGATGTTCATTCACCGTCAAGAAAGTTTTATGAGATAGGTGAATTTGTAGTTGCAGGTTTCGCAAATTCAATCAATGATAATCTTAGTATGTCAAGTAATGCCGGTAAAGCATTAGGTGAGTCGTCTATAAATGGTATGAACTATGCCATTGGTAAGATGTCAGATGTTATAAACGGAAATATAGACCTTACACCTACGATAACTCCTGTGATAGATTTATCCAATGTGAAAATTGGCGTACGAACTATTAACTCAATGATGTCGAAAGATAAAGCATACCAAATAAATGCAACAATGAGTGGTGGTACTGCAAATAGTCAAAATGGCTATGGAACTTCTAACGGAAATGTTTATCAGTTTACACAGAACAACTATTCTCCAAAGGCTTTATCTAGGATAGATATATATAGGCAGACAAGGAACCAATTCGCAAGTATAGAAAGGGCATCAGTTATATGATAAAGAGTATAAGTGCAATAAACTATCGTAATGAGAGAATTGACATGGTGCTTGATAAACCTGAACTGTCCGGTTTCATAGTACGAAAGATAGATGGTCTTGGTCCTGCTAAGGCTAATATTAACGTCACGGATATAATCACTACGGATGGCGGGATATTCAACTCGGCGAGATTGTCATCAAGAAACATTGTTATATCCCTACAATTTCTCGGCGAAGATATAGAAACTATACGACAAAAAGTATACAAGTATTTTCCTATAAAGAAAGAACTTATATTTATAGTAAAAACCGATAACAGAGACTTGCAAATTGCAGGCTATGTGGAGTCAAATGAGCCTGATATATTTAGTAAGGAGGAGGGAACAAGTATTTCGATAATTTGCCCGAATCCTTATTTCTATTCGGAGAGTCTTAACTATACTGTATTTGCGGGTGTAGAGCCAACATTTGAATTTCCATTTAGTAATGAGTCACTAACAGAACCATTGCTTATAATGAGCGAAATACAAAATCGTACAGAAAATGTAATTTCATATTCTGGAGATTCGGATGTTGGAGTTAGTATGTATATTCATTGTATAGGACCTGTTGGGGACATAACAATATGGAATATTAACACGAGACAGAAAATGGTTATAAACTCACAAAAGGTATCAAGACTTATAAATAGCACTGCATTTAATCCTTTGGATGATATAGTTATTAAAACTGAACGTGGTGTAAAATCGATATATTTGGTGAGGGAAGGTAAGTTCTACAATATTCTGGGTTCTATTGATGCCGGTTCGGAATGGTTACGAATATATAAAGGAGAGAATATCTATGCTTTTACAGCAACATCCGGCGTAGAAAATCTACAATTCAGAGTTGAAAATAAAATACTATATGAAGGTGTATAATGGATATTAAAATTTTAAATAAACAGCTAATACCGGAAGCGGTTATAGATGCTTATACATCTATTATATGGACAGATAGATACAATTTGTGTGGTGACTTTGAGGTGAGTGTTCCAGCAAATGAATATTATCTGTCCTTTTTTAATATAGGTGATTATATAATATGCGATAAGTCTGAACATGTGATGGTTGTAGAGAAAATTCAAATAAAATCGGAGCCGGAAACCGGTGATACCATGGTAATAAGTGGGCGTTCTATTGAATCAATTTTAGATAGACGAATAATATGGGGTCAGGTAAATTTTCATGGGAATGTCGAAGAAGTAATTTTTAAGATGCTTAATATATGTTTGGGTGGTGAGGCTTCTAATGAGAGAAAAATACCAATTATAACATACGCTTCCTCGGGAGATTCATACATATCGTCTTTACAAATTGATTTACAATGCACTGGAGACAATTTATATGAAACCATTTCGAAAATTACTAAATCACTTAATCTAGGTTTCAAAATGGTGCTAAATAACGGTAGTTTTGTATTTTCTTTATATAACGGTAAAGACCATTCCGAAAATCAACTGGTTAATCCATATGTTATATTTTCCCCAAACTTTGATAATATGTTGAATTCAAATTTTATAGAAGATATTTCTCCATTTAAAACAGCGGCACTAATAGGTGGTGAAGGAGAGGGTTCTGAAAGAAAGTATATCGAAGTTAATTCAACGCTGGACGGACTGAATCGACGTGAGATGTTCGTTGATGCAAGAGATATAACCAGTAGGATTGATGGAGAGCATTCACTAACCCTAGAAGAGTACAATAAGTTGCTTACACAAAGAGGTATTTTAAAGTTGTCTGAGAAAAAAGTAGGCATGAACTTTGAAGGTAAGATAGAATCTTCTCAATTATTTGTTTATGGAAAAGACTATGAAATAGGAGACATAGTACAAATAGAGAATGCATATGGATACAAAACTGGAGCAAGGATTACTGAAGCCGTTATTTCGTATAGCAGTGAAGGTTTTTCTATATATCCTACGCTCCAAACTATAATTTAAGAAAGGAGGAGATTATATGAGTGTTACAAGCGGTTTTTTTGACTCTGTTAATGGAGATAGAAAATACAATGCAGAACAGATGTCATCTATATTTGACGGAATTATAACCGACGGAATATTTCAAAATATAGGAAGAGCATTTTTTGTTCAATCTATAGGTGGTAATGATATAACAGTTGAAATAGGTAGAGCTTGGTTTAACCATAGTTGGGTATTAAATGACTCTATTTTAAGGGTTACTGCACCTGAGTCTAATGTATTGCTTGAAAGGATAGATGCGGTAGTTATTGAAATTAACCATGAACAAGGTGTACGAGCAGGTACAATAAAAATAGTTCAGGGAGAACCATCAAGAACACCACAAAGGCCTGCAATGGCTAGAGAGCGTTTAATTAAGCAATACCCTTTATGCTATATCTTCAGAGCACCTAATACGCAATCATTTACTCAAGCCAATATTACAAATATGGTTGGCACAAGTGAATGCCCATACATAACGGGTATCCTGCAAACTCAGAATATTGATAATATTGTTGCTCAGTGGTCAGCACAATTTAACGAATGGAATGACCAAAAGAGGCAAGACTTTACAGCTTGGTTTGAGCAGGTGAAAAATTTACTTGATAATTCAGATGCAACGAGATTGGGTAGAGTTATAGATAGGTCTAACAATGTGATAGATGTATGGATGAGAACTGGGCAATTTACTAATTCAGCACCATACACTTTACGTATTGATATCCCTGATATGAAAGCAACAGATAGACCTGAAATATCGCATCACATAATTGATGGTGTAACAGACCCTGCGACAATACGAGGAGCATGGAAATCATATTCATGTATAGATAAAGTTAAAACCTTTGACGGATATATGAATATTATATGTTTCAGAAAGAAGCCAGCTCAAGATATTTTACTTTCAGTAAAGGGGGTATGGAATGGCTGATGCTATATTAAAAAGTGGTGGCTCAGGAGGAGTTAGTTCAGACGAAGTTACCGCTAGCAAAGCACAAGTATTGCAAGGTTATTCTACCATTACCAGTGATAGTGACGACGAGATAGTAGAAGGAACAGTAAAAGTCATAGATACTAAAGAAAACGACTATAGCCGTAATACGACTACAGGTTATGGAATTGATAGTCGACGAGGAAAATTCTGGGCTATTCTTGGGCATGGCAACGCATACTACATGAGGGAAGATAATAATCCACATGTAGATATAGACGCTGCAGCATTTGGCGATGCACTTCCTAGCGACATTGTAAGCACAAAAACTGCAACTAGCAAAAATGGTGTAGCTATGAGAGGAACTCTCCCGTACAAAGGTAACGGTGGAAAACCAAATGGGGTAGTATCTACAGAAATGTGGTATTACGGAACGGAAGATGCCTATGTCACCAGATTTGATGCAGGAGCATATTATAATATGGGTGAATGGAAACCATATGTATCAGTTCCGGTTTGGATGGCAAAGCAAGCCGTGAATTATCATCCGGAGAAAACTTTGAATGATACTGTCACGTGTAACGAACGTGGGCAAATCAAAATGGTTGATACACAAGCTGAAAATTATAAAGCGAATCTATCTACCAACTATGGTATTGACTCGTGGAATAACCATACGTTTTGGATGGATTTTCCACATGGTAACGCATATTACTATAGAGCTGATGGGCATCCACATTGTTGTATTCCGGCAGAAGCTCTAGGAACCGCTCAGGCAGATTCGGTATTAGAAGGACAAACTGCGACGTCTCAGAATGGAGTAAAATTCAATGGTGCAATCCGTAGATGGGTATCCAATACTGGTCATGTTATAACCGCAGTAAATGGCGAAGGCTTTGCATGGGATGATTCACTGGCTGGTAGAGGTAGAGGAATAGTATCGAAAATACCTAACGGATGGTATATACAAGGGGCTGAATATGTGTTCTTATCATCTCCAAATCTATATCCGCAAAACATACGTGCAGGAGTAAACATTAACGGTATAACCGGAACAATGCCGGATTATTCTACAGGTAGAACGGTTTTTAATGGAGCCACCTTTGATGGAACCTTATTATCAGGGGTGGCTAATAAAGATTTTCATATAGGAAGAGATTATTATGCGTTATATTTAGACGATAGATATCGGTATTCTGGTATATATGGTGGCGGAATCAATTTAGCTCTATCTACAAGTATGACATCGATTAGAGGTAGACGAATAGGCTGTGTTATGTCGCAATCTGTAAACTTAGCTCCTTTTAATAGAATAGCTATTTATTGGAAATTTAACGGTACAATAAAGAATGGGGCATATTTCAATTTTAGAGCATTTGTGGCATTGTCGTCGAGTATACAAAGAGGGATATTCTATTCTGGTTCATCACCAATTGATGGATTTAGCATATATAGAAAAGAAATTTTTATGACCGATCAGACTCAAGTTTCATATATTGACGTTGGCGATATAAACGAGCATGCTTTTTTAGGATTTCACGCCTATGCTGATTTTAATAATCGAGACAGGGATTCTTTATATGGTAGTTTACAGGTAACTAGAATTGATTTTTTGAATTAGAAAGGAGGCTTCAATGAAATATAAAGTGTTTTACGACAAGACTAACGGCAATATTGTGTACTCAACTTCTGTATATGCAGGAAATGAAAATATTATCGCAAAGGATTTTGAAGTTGATGAAGGAAAAACTCTAGTTAGGGTTGATATTACAAAGAAAGAACATGAAGTTGTTTCGGAAGATAATCCAATAAGCAACACCGCAAGAATTGAAGTTGATCTAAGGAAGGCTAAAGAGACTATAGATAAGCTTACAAAATCTACGTCTACACTGGAAAATAGTTTTCTTGAGCTTACCGGTATAGTTGTTGGCGGTGAATCTTTAGGAGATTCTAATGAGAAATGATAAATATACTTTATACAAAATGCTATATTTTATTAGGGATTATAATATGTTTTCTTGAAAGGAAGGACAAAGATATGAAATTTAAAAACTTATCTATATTCTATGTT